GTCGGGGTCTGGCCGCGCGCTCTGGACGCCAACACAAGCGCAGTGTGTTCACCTGCTCATCTGATCGCAGTGCATGCAGGCACGATCAACGCAAGCTCGGTATGGCAGTTGAGCAACACCAGCTTCCCGATTCTTGGATCGACTCCGCTAGTGTTCCGTTCTGTGATCAGTAAAACCGTTGTCCCAGGCATCTACGGTCGCGTTCAAGTCGATGCTCTGGGCCGAGTGACAGCAGGCAGCTGGAACCCGACAACACTTGCCGGATTCGGCATCATTGACGCGCCGACAAAAGTCGAGATGGCGAAAGCGATCAGCGATGCCTTGAAGCTCCCGCTGGCGGCGCTTGATTACCCCACCGTCGCCACGCCCGACGGGCGCTTATCGCTCGTGGCGACTGCGCAGGCAGGCGGCGGGGGAACAGTGAGCGTGCCGGCGGGGGTCAACATTCTGCTCGCCGAGGCTGATGTGGCTGGGGAACTGGGCCAGCCGCGCGTTGTGAAAACCACTGCATGGACAAGCGCAGCATTGCCGGTCAACTCGCAACTGTTCTTGCGTGCGAACTTCCAAGCAGGCGCACTGACGCTGTATACCGCCCCGGGCACCGACTCCGATGCTGTGCCCGCGAGCTATCGATCATCGGCCGGGCAGGCATCATCAGGATTCGACTCGACGTCGATCGACATATTGCTTGCGAAAGTCGTGACCGGCGCGGCCGGCAGCAAACCGGCTGTAGTTGCCCTGGCGAACAAGAAGGCTCTGGAGGCAGTAGCGTTCTGGGCCGGTGCTTCTGGTGGCTACACACTCGAACTCAATTGGGCACGTACACCGCGCGCATATGTTGCGAGCTTTACGGACTTTGACGACTTCACAAAGTCAGACTACTCGATTGTCGCCGAGCCGGTCGGTACAAACTCTGCAGGGGTGCCAATCGGAACGGGTGATGGGGCAAAGTTCAGTGACCGTTACTATGGGCGCGTTGGCATTAGCGCATACATCCCAACGGGCACTATCGGGCCAGGCAAGATGAACGCGCGGGTGAGGTGGCAAGCATGATGAAAGCATTGATTCAGGAGGGTGTTGTCGTTGGTCTGGCCAGCGGTGATGCGCTGGGCATTCCCCTGCCGGGGGGCGTTCCGGTGTGGATCGGTTGGCGATATGACGGCGATGAGTTTACCCCACCGGTCGTTGAGCAGCCCTCGCCCCGTGATGTCGCGAATACTGAGCGCGCGTGGCGCGACGCTGAACTCGGTGCGCTGGTCTGGTTGCGTGATCGTCATCGCGATCAGCTGGAAATTGGCGCCGAACCGACGTTGACAGCAGCGCAGTTCACTGAGCTGCTGATTTTCATGCAAGCGTTGCGCGACTGGCCACAAGCCGACGCGTTCCCAGATTTCGCAGCGCGGCCAATCGCTCCGGCTTGGATTGAGTCCGTCATGTAGGGGGCGATCCTACAACCCTTCCGGCTCGCTGCAGTTCCGCGCGCGCGGCAGTCTGTGCAGTGTCACCCCACTGCAAAGGCACCTACCATGGCCGACGAATACCACCACGGCGTCCGGGTCCTCGAAATCAACGAGGGCACCCGCCCAATCCGCACCGTTTCTACCGCCGTGGTCGGCCTGGTCTGCATCGCAGACGACGCCGATGCGGCTACCTTCCCCCTCGACACCCCCGTCCTGCTGACCAACGTGCAGAGCGCCATCGGCAGGGCCGGAAAGACCGGTACGCTTGCCGCCAGCCTGCAAGCCATCGCCGAGCAGACCCAGCCCGCGACTGTGGTTGTGCGCGTGGCGAAGGGCGCTACGGACGCCGAGACCACCAGTAACCTGATCGGCACCACCACCGATACCGGCAAGTACACCGGCATGAAAGCCTTGCTGGCCGCCAAAACCCGCCTCAAGGTCACCCCGCGTATCCTCGGCGTGCCAGGCCTCGACACCCTGCCGGTGGCCACCGCCCTGACCGCGATTGCCCAGCAGCTGCGCGGCTTCGCCTACGTCAGCGCGAGCGGCTGCAAGACCAAGGAAGAAGCTGTCGCCTATCGCGAGAATTTCGGCGCGCGTGAAACTATGGTGATCTGGCCGGACTTCGAGCAGTGGAGCACCGCCAGCAACGCCACCGTCACTGCGCCGGCCGTGGCCCGCGCCCTGGGCCTGCGCGCCAAGATCGACAAGGAAATCGGCTGGCACAAAACCCTTTCGAACATCCCGGTCAACGGCGTGACCGGCATCAGCGCCGACGTGTTCTGGGACCTGCAGAACCCGGCGACCGACGCCAACTACCTCAACAGCAACGAAGTCACCACGCTTATCAACGCCGACGGCTTCCGCTTCTGGGGCAGCCGCACCTGCACCGAAGACCCATTGTTCGCCTTCGAGAACTACACCCGCACCGCCCAGGTGCTGGCCGACACCATGGCAGAGGCGCACATGTGGGCGATGGACAAGCCCATGCATCCCTCCCTGGTGCGCGACATCATCGAGGGCATCAACGCCAAGTTCCGCGAGCTGGTGGCCGGCGGCTACCTGATCGGCGGCAGCGCCTGGTACGACGAAGAGGTCAACAGCGCCACTACCCTCAAGGCCGGCAAGCTCTACATCGACTACGACTACACGCCGGTACCACCGCTGGAGGACCTGACCCTCCGCCAGCGCATCACCGATCGATACCTGGCTGACTTCGCCAGCCGCATCAACAGCTGACGGAGACCGCCACCATGGCCATGCCGCGCAAACTCAAGAACATGAACCTCTTCAACGAGGGCACCAGCTACCTGGGCGTGTGCAAGACCTGCACCCTGCCGCCGCTGAGCCGCAAGATGGAAGGCTACCGCGGGGGCGGCATGAACGGCCCGGTGAAGGCCGACCTGGGCTTTTCCGACGACGGTATCCAGTTCGAATGGAAGACCGGCGGCCTGGACCTGCTGGGCCTGCGCCAATTCGGCGCGGTGAAGGCCGACGGCGTGATGCTGCGCTTCGCCGGCAGCTTCCAGCAGGACGACACCGGTACCGTATCGGCAGTGGAGGTCGTCGTCCGCGGCCGCCACGAAACCATCGAGATGGGCGAAGCCACGCCCGGCGAGGACACCGAGCACAGCATCACCACCACCTGCAGCTACTACAAGCTGGCGGTGGACGGTGAGGTCCTGGTCGAGATCGACCTGCTCAACTTCATCGAGATCATCGACGGCAAAGACATGCTCGCCGAGCAGCGTAAAGCCATAGGCATCTAACCCCTCTTCCCCACTGGAGCCACCATGAAGACCACCGAAGCCACCCCGCTGAACGACAACCAGGTCGAGCTGGACACCCCAATCAAGCGCGGCGACACCGAGATCGCGCTCGTTACCCTGCGCAAGCCCACCTCCGGCGAGCTGCGCGGCCTGCACCTGTCCGAACTGCTGCAGATCGACGTGGCCAGCCTGATCAAGCTGGTGCCGCGCATCAGCGAGCTGAACGAGTACGAGGTCAGCCGTCTGGACCCGGCCGACCTGTTCGCCATCGGTACGAAGGTCGCCAGTTTTTTGCTGCAGAAGCGGATGAAGACGGACGCATCCCTCGTTGCGTAGAAGACGCGATGGCCGATGTGGCCATCGTCTTTCACTGGTCGCCCGGTGACATGGACAGGCTCAGCGTTTGCGAGCTGATGGACTGGCGCGAGCGAGCGCGGATCAGGAGTAACAACCATGGCAAATGACCTGCGCCTGCGGGTGCTGTTGGACGCCATCGACCAGGCCACCGCGCCGCTCAAACAGATCGACAAGGCCAGTCTCGAGGCTGGCCGGCAGCTCAAGGCGGCCCGCGACCGCCTCAAGGAGCTGAACGCCCAGCAGAAGGACGTCAGTGCCTGGCGCACCCAGCTCACCCAGACCCAAGAAACCACCCAGGCGCTGGAGGCTGCCCGGGCGAAGGTCCGCGCCATCGCCCAGGAGATGGCGGCCACTGGGGCGCCCACGAAGGCCATGGCCAGCAACATGCGCACGGCGGTGCGCGAGGCACAGCGGCTCAAGACGGAGCACCAGCAGCAGGCCGAGAAGCTGCAGCAGTTGCGCGGCAAGCTGTACAGCGCAGGCATCAGCACCCGCGACCTGGGCAGCCATGAGCGCAAGCTGCGCGAACAGATCACATCGACGAACGAAGCCATCAGCGCCCAGAGCAGGCGTATGGAGGAGCTGGCCAGCCGACAAGCGAAGCTGGCCAAAGCCCGTGCAGCCCTCGAACGGACCCAGGGTCTGGCCGCGAAGATGGCCGGCACCGGCGCCGCCGGCCTGGCGACGGGGTATGCCGCAGCTCAGCCGGTGAAAGCTGTCCTGGGCGCATTCGCCCCGAACGAGGATTCGGCGACACAGCTGAAGGTCTCGATGATGGGCAGCAACGGCCAGGTCGCCGAGGACTTTAAGAAGATCAGCGACCTGGCCACCAGCCTCGGCGACCGCCTGCCCGGCACTACTGCCGACTTCCAGAACATGATGACCATGCTGCGCCGGCAGGGCATCAGTGCGCAGAGCATCCTGGGTGGTACCGGGGAGGCTGCTGCTTATCTAGGTGTGCAACTGAAGATGCCTGTAGAGGAAGCGGCAGAGTTCGCCGCCAACATGCAGGACGCCACTCGAACGTCTGAAAAGGACATGCTCGCGCTGATGGACACTATCCAGCGTGGCTTTTACCTGGGCGTTAAGAGTGAGGACATGCTGCAGGGTTTCAATAAGATCGCCCCTGTCATGGATGTCATCAAGAAATCAGGCATCGATGCTGCAAACGAACTTGCCCCGCTGCTGGTCATGATGACTCAGGCCGGCATGGAAGGAGGCGCAGCCGGCAACGCGTACCGCAAGATCTTCCAGGCTGGTCTTGATAAAGATGGCGTCGACGACGTCAACGACATGAAGGCCCTGAAGCAAAAGAACATCAAGCTCAGCTTCACCGGCAAGGACGGCAACTTCTCGGGGCTGGAGAACCTGTACGCCCAGGTCGAAAAGCTCAAGGTCCTGAACGACGAAGACCGCACCGCGGCTATCAAGGCCCTGTTCGGGGACGACTCGGAAACCCTGACGGTCCTCAACACCATGATGAACAAGGGGCTGGCCGGCTATCAGGAGGTACAGAAAAAACTCCAGGACCAGGCCGACCTGCGCACCCGCGTCAACGAGCAGCTCAACACCCTGAGCAACGTCATGGAGGCGGCCGAGGGCAGCTTCACCAACGCCCTCGCAGAGTTTGGCGCCGCTGTAGCCCCAGAGCTGAAGGGGTTGATCAACACCTTGGGCGAAGTCGCGGCCAGCGTCGGCGCCTGGGCGCGAGAGAACCCCGCGCTGGCCGGCGGACTGGTAAAGGTCGTCGCTGCGGTGGCAGTACTTGCCGCAGGCTTCGGCGGCCTGGCCATCACCATGGCCAGCTTGCTCGGCCCGTTCGCCATGGTGCGCTACGGCATGGCGCTGTTCGGCGTGAAGAGTTCCGGCATGTTCTCGGTGGTTGGCCGGTTGGTCGCAGTGCTGAAAGGCGGTCTGCTGACCGCCATTCGCGCCGTGAGCATCGCGCTCTGGGGCCTGGCAACGAACCCGGTGGCCCTGACCATTGCGGCCGTGGTCGCCGCCCTGGCCGGCGCCGCCTACCTGATCTACCAGAATTGGGACCAGGTGAAGGCGTACTTCGCCAACGCCTGGACGGAGATCCGCGCAGGCTTCGGCGCCGGCATCGGCGGCATCCTGACAGTGTTGGCCAACTTCAGCCCCATCGGCCTGATCTATCAGGCCTTCGCCGCGGTGCTGAACTACCTGGGCGTCGACATGCCCAGTCGCTTCACCGAGTTCGGCAACATGATCGTCAACGGCCTGGTCAACGGGCTGATGTCTGGCCTAGGCCAGATCAAGGACGCCGTGTCGGCCCTGGGTGACTCCACCATCGGCTGGTTCAAGGAGAAGCTCGGGATTCACAGCCCCTCCCGCGTTTTCGCCGAACTGGGCGGGTTCACCACCGAGGGCCTTGCCATGGGCCTGGACGACGGTGCCAAGGCTCCGCTGGAGGCGGTCAACCGCATGGGCCAGCAGCTGACGGACGCCGGCACATTCGCGCTCAAGGGCACGCTACCGGAGTTCAACGGCGGTGGCCCGCTTGCCGCTGGTGGCACGCCCATCACCATGGATGACCGTGCCCCCCTGGGCGCAGCACCGTCTGCGAGCTACGACAGCCACGACATCTACGAGATCAACATCCATCCCACCCCAGGCATGGACCCGCAGGCCATCGGCCGGGCGGTCCGCGCCGAGCTGGCCCGCATCAACAGCGAGAAGGCCGCCCGCCAGCGCAGCCGCCTTACCGACCAGGAGTAACCCGCCATGATGCTCGCACTGGGCATGTTCGTCTTCAGCCTGCACACCCTGGCTTACCAGGAGATGCAACGGCAAACCGAGTGGCGCCATGCCGCCAGCAACCGCATCGGCGCCCAACCGTCACGGCAGTTCCTCGGCCGTGGCGAGGACTCCATCACCCTCCCCGGCCTTCTGCTACCGGAGCTGGCCGGCACCCCGTCGGCGCTCGATGCCCTGCGGCACATGGCGGACACCGGCAAAGCCTGGCCTCTGGTCGAGGGCACCGGCCGCCTGCTGGGTCTATGGGTGATCGAGAGCCTCAGCGACAACCGAACGCTGTTCTTCCAGGACGGCGCCGCGCGGCGCATCGACTTCACCCTCAGCCTCAAGCGCATCGATGACGGCCGCATCGACATGCTCGGCGCCGGCATCGCGGGCGGTGTGAACATCCTGAGGCAGCTGCTGTGATCGAAGCCGCCATCGCCAAGGTCACCGGCTTCCTGCGGAACACCTACGACGGACTGCAGCGTGATGCCGCGTATCCGGTGCCGGCATTCCGAATCACCGTCAACGGCAGCGATATCGCTCAACTGATCAGCCCGCGCCTCATGAGCCTGCAGCTCACCGACAACCGCGGCCTCGAAGCGGACCAGCTGGACCTGACCCTCAGCGACCACGACGGGCTGCTGGTGATTCCTCCGCGCGGCGCCGTAGTGCGCCTGTGGCTGGGATGGAGCGACACCGGCCTGGTGGACAAAGGCAGCTACATCGTCGACGAGACAGAGCACAGCGGCGCGCCGGACGTGCTCAGTATCCGCGCCAGGTCGGCGGATCTGCGCAAAGGCCTGAAGACCAAGCGCGAACGCAGCTGGAGCGCGACCACGCTGGGCGAAGTCCTGGGCGACATCGCCCAGGGCAATGGGCTCACCGCGACGATCTCCGGCGCCCTGGATGGGTTGGCCATCCCCCAGCTCGACCAGGCCAACGAGTCCGATGCGAACCTGCTGACGCGCCTGGGCGAGGACTTCGACGCGGTGGCCACCGTGAAAGCCGGCTGCCTGGTGTGCATGCCGGCCGGCGGCGGCAAGACCGCCAGCGGCCTGGACCTGCCCCACATCACCCTCACCCGCGCCGACGGCGACCAGCACCGGTTCCTGCAGGCCGACCGCGACAGCTATGACGGTGTGCGGGCCTACTACTACGACGTGAACAGCGCCAAGAAACAGGAGGCCATTGCCGGTGGCGGCGAGAACCTCAAGGATCTGCGCCACACCTACAGCGATCGGCAGTCCGCCCTGCGCGCCGCCCGGGCAGAGCTGAACCGGCTGCAGCGAGGCGCCGCCACGCTCAGCTACACGCTGGTCAAGGGCCGGCCGGACCTGATCCCGGAGCTGACGTACACGCTCCAGGGGGTGAAGTCGGAGATCGATGAAATCATCTGGTACGGCGGGAACGTCCAGCACAGCCTGACGGCCGACGCCGGCTACACCATGAGCCTGGAGCTGGAAAGCAAGCTGCCAGAGGACACGGTCGAAGGCCTGCTTGAGGACGGCGTGCGCGGCAAGATCAAGTACACGGGGGTCATCGCCTTCTACCGCGACAAGGATTCGGGGAAAGAAAAGTCAGTCACTGCCGGCGATCAGACCAAGCCAAGGCGCCTGCGCCGCTTGTACGTGAACGAGAAGAATGCGCGGCGGGCTGCAGACCGCGAATGGAAGCGCATGCAGCAGCAAGCCCAGTAGCATCAACAAAGAACCCGGCGCACGGCCGGGCTCCTTGTCTATCGCGCGGCGAGAAGAGCATCCAGAAACCGGATTATGTCCTCGCGTCCTTGCGGATCGAGCTGCCTGAACATCTGCACGACCATCCGTTCGCGCTGGTTGAGCTCAAGCGACTCAACTACTTTGGGCTGGTTGGTCTCCACCTGTTTCACTACCGACATGTTTCACTCCATTTCACACGTTCGGGCGCCCGGTACCAACATCGGTACCGACCAAAGCACCCTAGGAAGGAGCGATTCTCGGTTTGGTTGAGCGTGCCACCAGCCCATTCATCGATGACCGCAGAGGAATCTACGGCTGAGGGCAAAGATCAATGGCTTTCTGCGCGATAGTCGAGTAGTCCGCTGGAACCTCTTTCATCCAACGGCTTGGCTTCAAGATCGTCTTGACCTCCAGCCATCCGCGTTCCGTCGCAACCTTCTTTGCACTTGCGTTCAATGCATAGAAGCTTCCATCAGGAGCTTTCACAAAGGCTTTCGGGGGATTCGGTTCACAGAACAGTTCCACACTGGCAACTGTGAACGGCCAGTCATCACCGAACTCCTGAGCGCTTACTTTCTTGCCTTCGTCTTGGCCGCTGCACCCGGCCAAGGTCAGAGCGGCTAAAAACAGGGCCGCCCCCAGCACTTCCTTGAGCATCTTCAACTCCTAGTCACTTGCGGTTAAACGCGGCAAGGAGCCGCCCAACGGCACCTCGATCCTCCGCACTGAGCGCACGAATTTGCTGCAGCGCCTCCATCTCATCGGCTCCGATTGAAACCTCCGGGGTAGGAACCCGCTGTCCAGTTACCACATAGAGAACATCAACTCCTGCAGCGGTAGCGTGGTTCAACAAGGCAGCACCTGGCTCCCTGGTGCCAGCTTCGTAGCTGGCCAGCGTTCTTTTCGACACCCCAACGATAAAGGCCAGCTCGTCCTGAGTCAGGCCGAGCCGCTTGCGTTCTGCCTGTAGGCGCGCACCCATTTCTTCAAGAAGATGCACAAACGTTCCTTATCACTATTTACAAATGAACAAATGTGCATCATTCTTCGCATACCACTACACGAAATTGCACGATTGACCACTATGCACGCCACCCCAGTTACCGAGCAAGCCTGCCTGGATGCCCGCAAACGCTTGGAAAAGCAGGGTATCTCGGCGAAAGAGTTCGCCATCAACCATGGACTACATCCCAGCACCGTCTATGCGGTCCTTCTAGGGCAGAAAAAGTGCCTTCGCGGGGAAGCCCATCGAGCGGCTGTGCTGCTCGGAATCAAGAGCGGCGAAGTCGAAAATTAGCCCCCCTGGCCCAAGGAAGACACCAGAACATGAAGCGTCCAGTTCTAGAAACCCTTCGCCAGGTAGTCAGCGCTGTGATCTGCGCCTTCCCTGGCGGCCGCGAGAGCGCAGCAGCACGCCTGGGCTACGAGTTGAAGCGGTTCGATAACCATGTCTACGAGAACGCTGGCAGCCGGCCGTTGAGCTATGACCAGATCCACCAGCTGGAGCGGGACACGGGGACGACCTTCCTCCCTGAGTTCATTTCCCACCTGTATGGCGGCATGTTCGTGCCGCTCGTCCGGCCGGAGAAGCTGGACAACATCGATCTCTACGCCCGGGCGGTGAACACCGCGGCCAAGCGTGGCGTGGTCGATCAGATCATCGACAAGGCCTTGGATGATGGCGTTATCGAGCCAGACGAGGCGAAGGCGATCATGCAAGCCCATACCCGGTATCTGGCAGCACGCCAAGCGGAGGTCATGGCGACGATCCAGCTGCACAGCAAAGGGGGTGTGCATTGAGCACCTACAAGCTCGTTTGCCCTCACTGCGGCGGCCGCATGCGCATCCGTACCAGCGAGGGAACCCACATCTTTCTGCGCGTTGCGTACTTGCAGTGCGTGAACGAGGCCTGCGGCTGGTCCGTTCGTGCCCAGTTCGAAATGACCCATGAAATGAGCCCGAGCGGCATGCCGAACCCGTCGGTTCGCCTGCCTGTTGCGACCGTGGCCCTGCGCCGCCAAGCGATGAAGTCTGCCACTGGCGACGACCACCCGGATCTGCTGGACCAACTGGATATGGAGGCTGTGAACGCATGAACGCTATCGCATCGATCTCGACCGTTGAAACCGACTACCGCGCGGCCATGCAGCAGGCTGCGGTGGCGTACCTGTTCCGCCGAGAAGGCCTTCACCTGTCCGGTGACCACCAGGTGCTCGAGAACTGCCGGCGGTACCTGGTGCAGTCGCTGGAAGTCCCTGCACACCTGGTACAGCGGATCGCCGAGCTGGCCGTGGCGGAGTTCGAGAGCAAGACCACCAAGCGCCTGCAGCTGGTAGGCATCTGCGCCACCAGCGGGATCTTCCGCCCACGACTGATCCTTCTGGACACCATCACCCAGCACCGCTACCAGGTGCCGGCACGCTACCTGCCGCGCCGCATGCTGCAACACCGCGACACCTCCAAGTAACCCGATCCAACCCCTTCCCGATGCCCCGTTCTGCGTGGGTAAGGGGAAACTGCATTCCACTGGTGGCCGAAATGAGCAACATCACCATCCAAATCACGCTCGACGAGCAGCAGGCAAAGCAGTACCAGCTGTGGCTTGCCGGGCAGTATGCCCACGCCATGGCTGAGGTCTGGTACTCCGATCGCTATCGCGATGTACCCACCGGCGAGCGCGGCCGCAAAGTTCTCCAGGACCTCCCATACCTGCGTGGCATCTGCCGGACAAGCAAGGCCCTTGAGTCGCAGCTTGGCCCACTATCGGTGGAGCGTCAGCTGTGAAACCACAAACCATGGAACACCAGCTGCGCGCAGATGTACTCCAGCGGCTGGAGGGCGACTACGGCCTGCAGCACATGGCCGGCACCGAGTACATGCGCAAGGGCACCTGCCCTCAGTGCAATCAACGGCGCCTGTTCTCGCGATACGACAACCCCTGGTTCATCCGCTGCGGCCGCGAGCAGAAGTGCCGCTATATGGCGCCAGTCAAGGAACTGTACCCGGACCTCTTCGACGACTGGAGCAAGCGCGCTCCAGCGACCAAGGAAGAACCGGCGGCGAGCGCTATTGCATACTTGACCTTCGCCCGCGGCTTCCGCCTGGAACTCATCAAGGGCTGGTACACCCAGGAGAGCTACCACGACAGCGAGTTGGGCATCGGCTCGGCCACCGTGCGCTTCACGCTCGAACATGGCGGCTATTGGGAACGCCTCATCGATCAGCCGCACCGGTTCGGCAAGAAGAAGGCGCGCTTCCAGCCAGGCAAGAGCTACAAGGGCTATTGGTGGTGCCCACCGTGCCTCGACCTGCAGGAGGTCAAGGAGCTGTGGATCGTTGAAGGCATCTTCGACGCCATCGCCCTGCTGCATAACGGGATCGCGGCCGTGGCAGCCCTGTCATCGAACGCCTACCCCGAGGAATCGCTCAAGGCGCTGATCGCCACCTGCGAAGGCAAGACGCCGAAGCTGGTATGGGCGCTCGACAACGAGCCTGGGGCACACAGGTACACCAAGACCTGGGTCGAGCGTGCCCGCGCGCTCGGCTTCACCTGCGAGGCCGCGCAGATCCCGCAGCCAGATGCCCGCAAAGTCGACTGGAACGACTTGCACCAGCGCTGGGCCTTCATGGATGACGACGAAGCCCGGGCGGCACGTATCAAGGATGAGCTGGACGAGGCCAAACACCACGGCGCGCTGCTCATTGCCGAGAGCGCCGTAGAGAAGGCGCTGTTGATGTACCAGTGGCGGGAGCGTGAAGAGTTCCACTTCGGCTTCGACTCCCGCCTCTACTGGTGGCGACTGGACATTTCCAAGTTCAACAGCGCCATGCAGGCCCTGGACTCCAGCGAGACCCAAGAGGACCAGCAGCTCAACGACAAAGCTCGCCGCGCCAAGGCGCTGCGCATGTCCGGCTGCGTGGTCGAGATCGCGAACTGCTACCCCCGGGCCTTGTACTACCAGCGCAACGAGATCACCGACGAGTCCTGGTACTTCTTCCGCGTCGACTTCCCCCACGACGGGGCTGCGGTGAAGAACACCTTCACCGGCAGCCAGGTGGCTACCGCCAGCGAATTCAAGAAACGCCTTCTCGGCATGGGTGCCGGGGCCGTGTTCACCGGAAGTGGACAACAGTTGGACAAGATCATGAAAGACCAGCTCTTCGGCATCAAAACCGTGCAGACCATCGACTACATCGGCTACAGCCGGGAATACGGCTGCTACGTCTTCAACGAAGTCGCAGTGCGCGACGGCCAGGTGGTCGGCGTGAACGAGGAAGAGTTCTTCGAAATGGGCAAGCTCAAGCTCAAGAGCCTGCAGAAGGGCGTGAAGATGGCCCTGCAGAAGGACGACAAGCGCTACAACGAGGAATGGACCTCGCTGCTGTGGACGTGCTTTGGCGCCCAGGGCATCGTCGCCACCACCTTCTGGTTCGGCTCGCTGTTCGCTGAGCAGATCCGCTTTCGCTATCAGTCGTTCCCCTTCCTGGAAGCCACAGGCGAGGCCGGCGCCGGCAAGACGACCCTGCTCACCCTGCTGTGGAAACTGTTCGGCCGCGAGGGCTACGAGGGCTTCGACCCGGCGAAGTCCACCAAGGCTGGCCGCAGCCGCCTAATGGGCCAGGTCTCTGGTATGCCGGTGGTGCTGCTCGAATCCGACCGCAGCGGCGACGACAAGAGCCACGCCAAAACTTTCGAGTGGGACGAGCTGAAGGACTACTTCGGCGGTGGCACGCTGGCCACCAAGGGTGTGAAGACCGCCGGCAACGAAACCTACGAGCCACCATTCCGCGGGACTATCGCGATCAGCCAGAACGCCCCGGTGGTGGCGTCAGAAGCGATCATGACGCGAATCGTGAAGCTTCACTTCGTGCGACCACAGGTCACGGTGGAGAGCCGCGCCGCAGCCGACCGCCTGAACGGGCTGGACGGCGCGCTGCTGAGCAACTTCCTGCTGCGCGCGGTCCGCAAAGAGGCCGAGATCCTAGAGCTGTTCGCCGTGCGCCTGCCGGTGTACGAGGCGAAGCTCCGCGCCCTGCACTCGCATTGCTTCGCCTGCGGCACACCGTTCCAGGGCGACGAGAACCAATGCCACCACTGCGGCAGCCAGCTCAGCGGGTACATCCGCGTTGAGCGGATCATCTACAACCACGCCCAGATGCTTGCCCTGCTGGACTGCCTGCGTCTGGTTGTGGACCTCAGCGACCACCAAGTCGACCACACCCGCGCCCAGCTGGTGCGCATGGCCATCGAGCGCCAGGCCTCGATCAGCTCTGACCATCCCGTGGTGGCTGAATTCTGGGAGGTCTACGAGTTCCTGGAAGGGCTCGACGCCGACGGTCCTGTCGTGAACCACAGCAAGAAAGACCACGTCATCGCCATCAACCTCAACGACTTCGTCAAATGCGCAGCCGAGCACCGCCAGAAGCTCGCCGACATCAACGAGCTGCGTGACCGCCTCAAGGACTCCCGCTCCCACAAGCTCATCGAGGTCAACAAAGCCGTCGACAGCGCGGTGCGGGCTCACCAGGCGAAGAGCGGCAACTTCACCATCACCAAGCAACCCATCGTCAAGTGCTGGATTTTCCAAGCCTGACCGAGGAACCCACATGTTGATTCGAGTGTTGATCGGCAACGCGTCCGCTGATGGCCGCAGCCAAATACAGCAGGAAAGGGATCGGCAGGTCGCTGCCGGCCAGGACCACCCAATCATCAACGCAGGCGCCTACGCCGAAGACGGGCTCAACGAGATCCTGGAGGTGCGGGTGAACAGCGGTCAACGCGAGATCCTGGTCGACGACTGCACCAGGGCGCAGATCCATAGCGTGATTGCTTGGCAGGCCAGCGTCGAGGAAGACCCGCGGTTCGAGGACGTGTATGTCCAGCTGGCCCGCCGCAACTGAGTTTCACAGCAAGAGAAGTGGTGCCAGGGAGTTGCAGCTCCCCGGCACCAGCCATACCCAAGGAGAAACGACATGCATGTAGAAACCCCAAAAGTTGGCGCCGAGAAGGCTACCACACCCACCTTCCAGCTCGGCGACGAGGTCACGTTCGTTGTGGGGAGTGGAAGCCGACGCAGCATGCGATTCAGTGTGAAGCACGCCAAGGTTGTGCAACTGGAGAGCGAGCACGCCGTCGTGCAATACCGGAACCATCACTGCATCCGCGTGAAGCTCACTCACCTGACGCTGGCCAGCGAACGGAACGCGCTGACCCGCGCCTTGGTTGGGGAGGCGTCGGAATGACCCAGCAAACCCGCCCACGCCTGGCCAGCCACTCGCTGGATCTGCCAAACCACTGCGACATCTGCAACAAGGCCCGCTCCCACGGCAACCACCAGCGCTGCAGCCAGCTCCGCCAACAGCGCCAATCTGCGTACTGGTCAGCCTATATGGCCAACGTTGAAGCCAAACGGGCACAAGGGGGCCGTCGCAATGCTCGCTAAGCGCAAGCTTTACCATTTCCACCTGTGCTGCGGCCTGGGCGGCGGAGCCAAGGGTTTCAACCGGGCCAAGCCCGTCGTCGGCAACATACAGGCGGAGTGGGAGTGTATCGGCGGGGTAGACGTTGACCCGGCCGGCCTGGCCGACTTCGAGCGCTTGTCGGGCGTCAAGGGCACCTTGATTGATCTGTTCACCCGCGACCAGTACATCCGCTTTCACGGTAACGAGCCGCCAGCAGGTTGGCGCGAGGCAACGCCGGAGGATATTCGGCGTGCGGCTGGTGGCCGTAGGCCGGACGCGGTCTTCATCAGCTCCCCCTGCAAGGGCGCCAGTGGCCTGCTGTCGGAAACTATGAGCCTGACCCCGAAGTATCAGGCGTTGAACGAACTTACGCTGCGCTGCATCTGGCTGTTCGGCGAGGCCTGGAAGGATGACCCGGTACCACTGCTGGTGTTCGAGAACGTCCCCCGCCTGGCCAGCCGCGGCCGGCACCTGCTGGACCAGATCGGCGCATTACTCAGCCACTTCGGCTATGCAGTTGCCGAAACCACTCACGACTGCGGCGTCATCGGCGGCCTTGCCCAAAGCCGCAAGCGCTTCCTGCTGGTGGCTCGCCATGTCGAGAAGGTGCCACCGTTCCTGTACGAGCCGGAGAAGAAGAATCTGCGCGCAGTGGGTGACATCCTCGGGCGCATGCCACTGGCCGGCGATATCGAGCAGGCCGGGCCGATGCATCGGGTACCGGCCCTGCAATGGAAGACCTGGGTTCGCCTGGCATTGGTCGAAGCAGGCAAGGACTGGCGAAGCCTGAACGACCTGTCGATCGAGGACGGCTACCTGCGCGACTTAATCATCGTGCCCCAATTCCGCGACGGCTTCCTCGGCGTGAACGATTGGGCCGAGTCGGCCGGTACTGTGGCGGCTCGCAGTGGACCAACCAATGGCAAGTTCTCTGTGGCAGATCCACGCGCCAAGGCCGGAGCCCTGCAGTACCAGCAATACGGTGTACGCCGCTGGCAGGACACCAGCGGCGCGGTAATCGGGGTCAAGAGCCCAGGACAAGGCACGTTCAGCGTGGCCGACCCGCGCCGAGCCGGTGAAGGCTTCGGCAAGTATCAGGTGACGCCATTCAGTGGAACGGCCAACACCGTAATCGCCGGCAGCACCACCGGCCAAGGTGCATTCGCAGTGCAAGATCCGCGGTACCACAACTGGCACCCCGGCGCGTCGAGCCGCAAGCTCAACGTGGTTGGCATGAACCAGACCGCCGGCACGGTGACCGGATCGCAGCAGGTTGCCAGCGGAGCGCTGTTGATCGCTGACCCACGCCCGGGCATGCGCCGCACCAAGGGCGATGCCTACCTGACGGGTGGCCATTATGGCGTGGTCCCGTGGTCAGGCCCGGCCGGCGCAGTCTCCGCCAGCGCAATGCACGACAACGGGCGCTGGAGCGTGGCCGATCCCCGGCTGCCAGAGGCAAACGACCGGCTCACATGCGTGATCGAGTCGCTCGACGGTACCTGGCACCGCCCATTCACCACCCTGGAGCTGGCCGCCCTGCAAAGCCTGGTAGAGCCCGAGGAGCAGCTCGAACTGGACGGTCTCAGCGACCAGGCCTGGCGCGAGCGAATCGGCAATGCCGTCCCGCCGGCGGCGGCCGAGGCGATAGCCCATGTCATGGGCACCACTCTGCTTCTCGCCGCCCAGGGCGAGACGTTCATGCTCAGCAGCATGCCGATCTGGGTCCGTCCAGTCGCGGTAGGCCTGAGCGTTTCACAGCGGGAGGTCGTGTGATCAGCAGCCCAGTCATCCGCCACCACGGAGGCGGCCGCCAGAATCCCCGGGGCGGAGTTCTAGTCGTACACCATGGGACGCCGGCCGTATGATTGATCAGCACCAGCCTGGCGCGGTCCTGACGTTCCAGGACCTGCAGCGCCTCACGGGGTACACCCGCCGGTCTGGAGTGGAGCAAGCCCTGCGAAAGCAGGGCATCCGTTGGTTCTGGGGGCGCCATGGCCCCTGGACTACCATTGACCTGGTCAACCAGGCCGGCGGCAAGACGCCGGTCACCGAGAAATACGACAGCGAGATCCTATGAGGCGGACCCGTAAACACAACCCGCACATTCCCGCACACATTGATCAGGCCGCCATTCCGGCGGCCGTTTTTTTTGACCACCGCTGGGAAGGTACCTGGTACACCTCATGGCGAGACGAGGGCGGCAACCGCAAGCGGATGAACATCGCCGGCCGTACCGCGACGCTCGGGGATCTGCACCGGATCATGGAGGAGAGGAACGGCATTGATCGGGAAAGCCTCAATCACCTGTGCAAAGAGTTCCACGCCAGCGCACAGTGCAAGCGGCTCGCAAAGAAAACCCGTGACGATTACGAGTACTCCCGCGACGTGCTGCTGGCCATCCCGACCAAGCTGCAGAAGCCACTCGGCGAACTGTCAGTGCGCAAGTTCACCTCGGCCCTGGTGCAACGCCTGGTCGACCGGATCGCCGACGAGGGGACCCCGTCGAAGGCCGCGCACGTTCTTCGCTACTTGCGACGGGTTATGCAATGGGGCCGCAACCGCGGTTACCTGGAAATCAATGTCGCCCTAGGCATCGAAGCGCCGGCCGAGCGCAAGCAGCGCCGCCTGCCGAACCCCAAGGTCATGGGTGAACTGATCGCACGAGCGCACGCTATGGGGCAGCTCACACGCGGACAGCCTGGGGCCTGCCCGGCTTACCTGGGCTACGTGATGGAGCTGGCCTACCTATGCCGCCTGCGCGGCATCGAGGCCGTCACACTCACCGATGCGAACGAGCTGGAGGACGGCGTACAGACGAACAGGCGTAAGGGCAGCCGGGACAACGTGGTGTGCTGGACGCCCAGGCTCCGCGCTGCCTGGGAGGGCGCCAAATCGTACAGGCGTCGTATATGGGCCAGCCAGTCCTACCCTATTCCAACATTGGCCGAGCGCCGCTTCGTTATCGTGGCGGCCCATGGCGGCCAGTTGCAGAAGAGCAGCCTGGACAGCACCTGGCAGCGCTTCATCACCAGGGCGATCAAGGACGGCGTCATCACCGAGGAGCAGCGCTTCGCATTGCACGACCTCAAACGGCGCGGCATCACCGACACGCCCGGCGACCGCAAGCAGAAGCAAGACGCCAGCGGCCACCGAGACGAAGCCATGCTCGACATCTACGACTTCAGCCTTCCTCGAGTATCTCCATCTGCCGAATGATGTGGCATTCCTTACCGCCAATGTGATTACACTCGGTCATCACCCACAAAGGAGCGGTGTTATGTCCGAAAATAAAGCCAGCAATCCGTTTGCCGATTTGCCACTACATCACCTCTTGTTTCTCAAGCTACGCGATGGCGGCGGTGCGGCCAATGTCGCCCCAGGTGTCGCTGAAATGCATGGCATTTCCATCCAGGAACTGAAGGATCACTGTCAGCGCGCAGCAGAGGAAATCGCGGCTGAGCGGCCATTGGAGGTGTATGAAATTCCTGTACTCAACTGGGCACGCAGTTGACGCCAGCTACAAGCTTCTCTTGAAACAGGCCCCCACACTCCATTGGGATGTGCGGGGCCTTTTGCTGTCAGCTGATTTTGTCGCCCCCAACACCACGTACCAACACAAGCAGAGACTATATGGTTTCTGCCCGTCAGCATGCTCGGCACGTACCAGAGAATCACGTAACCCATTGAATCACATACTGTGAGCAGGGTTCTTGTAATCAGTAGGTCCCGGGTTCGATTCCTGGTGCCGGCACCATATCCAGCTCCATCGCGTTCCACCGAATGCCTTGGAAGCCCCTAAAACCCGCCCTTTGGCGGGTTTTTTCGTTCCAGGACCCTCCGTCGGGATCCAACAAAATACCCCATCCCCGGGGGTATTTTTAGGGTACAGCGTCTTCCCAGCATGGAGAACGTACCCTTATGCCACGTCTAGCCGTTCCTCTCAGCGACCTCAAATGCCGTACGGCGAAACCTCGCGAACGCGCCTACAAGCTGTTCGACGGTGGCGGCATGTACCTCTTCGTGAAACCCAACGGCGTGAAAACGTGGCGATTGCGCTACTTCAAGCCCAGCGGCAAGGAAGGCACGCTGATCATCGGCAACTACCCCATCATCTCGCTGGCCGTCGCGAGGACCAAGCGCGATGAAGCCAAGGCCCTGTTGATCGACAACCTCGACCCGATGGAAGAGAAGAAGAAAGCGAAGCTAGCTGCTCAACGAGCTTCCCTGCTTTTTGAAACCGTCGCCCTGGAGTGGCACGCCGAAATGTCGCGGCGCTGGACGGAGGGACACGCCAAGACCGTCATGAGCCGGTTGCGCACCCACGTCTTCCCCCTGATCGGCCAACGCCCCATCGCTGAGCTTGATACCCATGATCTGCTTGAGGTCACTCTGCGTATCAAAGAGCGCGGCACCATGGACGTTGCCCTGCGCGTGCAGAATTATCTCTCCACGATCATGCGGGGCGCGAAGCGGGCGCGGCAGATCAGCCAGAATCCGGCGCTCGATCTGGCAGGGTCGATTCATGCCCCGCGTACCGTGCACCGTCCTGCCCTCTCACTCAACCGCCTCCCCGAACTACTAGAGCGGATCGACAACTACAACGGTCGTGAGCTAACCAAGCTGGCTGTACTGCTGACGCTGCACGTGTTCGTGCGTTCCAGCGAACTGCGCTTTGCGCGCTGGGATGAGTTCGACCTGCAAAGGGCGATATGGGAAATCCCGGACACCCGTAAGCCAATCGACGGCGTGCGCAATTCCACCCGTGGCACCAAGATGAGCGGAGACGTACAGGTGGTGCCGCTCTCTCCCCAAGTCATCGCGATCCTTGAACGGCTGCGCGGCTTGAGTCGCTTCTCCGAGCTGGTGCTGCCCGGTGACCACAAGTACTGGAAGCCAATGTCGGAGAACACGGTTAACCAAGTGCTGCGCAACGTTGGCTACGACACCTCCAAGGAGGTATGCGGACATGGATTCAGGACCATGGCTTGCAGCGCCTTGCTTGAGTCGGGGCTGTGGACAGACGCGGCCATTGAGCGGCAGATGAGCCACAAGGAACGCAATCGCGTGCGCGCCGCCTACATCCACAAGGCCGAATTTTTGGAGCAGCGCAGGCTGATCATGGCGTGGTGGAGCAATTACATCGATGCCAACAGATCGGGGCATGTGACTCCACATGAGTTCGCCCATCCAGCTGGCGACAACATCACCCCCTTGCCGAATGGGCGTGGCGCATTCAATCGTCGATGAACCCTCCAGATCACCGTTGGCCGCTCTTTAATTCAGGTCCATCCAAACAGGGCTGCAAAGCCGCCCTGTTTGGATGGACCTCGCTTTGCAAAGCTAAAAGCCGACACAAATCCTTTGGATACCACTGATTTCCACCGGTGGATAATTTCATGCACAGCCCCAGAGGCCCCGGGGAATGGGGCGTTGACCAAAATTATCCACAGGCGTAGAACTGTTGTTGCAAACGCTGTCGCTGACAGCACCCCAGGTGACCCGAACCTTAAAGGTCACGCCGCTCCCACGGTGGTTCTCCCCAAGGGCGATTCGCATCCGGCAGCTCGCCCGTTCACTACCCATGTGATGGATGCTCTTACACATATGGTGCTCGTGCGCCAGCTACACCGTTACTAGCTGCCCTGCAGCAACCTATCCGCTTGGCCGAATCTTGCGCCAACCTGTGCCCGTCTCTTTCTGTGGAAAGAGACGGGCACTTCTACCACTGCTGCAGCCCTGATCGCACAAGGCTTTGCGGCATTCCCCCTCGTGACAATCGGCGTGACAAACGCCGATGTCACCAGCAACAGCGCTGTAGATGATGGTGCCGCAGACCAAGGAATGGACTGCACCTGACTGACAGTCAGGCATGCCCCGGTCATCGCATTGCTGCTTGCACATGGCTCAGGATCTTCAGACGCTGGTCTCGTCAGCCAGTGCTGCCTCCACCCGCCCACCGACAACGGTGCTCAGGAGGCCAGATCATGAGATGCCCTTGCTCCCGGACGTAAGGAGCCGCCAGTCCCGCGTAGAGGACATTCCCCACAGGTCGCAGGGGCCTTGATCCCTGATAACACTCAGCATTCTTGGCGGGATGACGTGGGGCGAGGATCGGAGAACGGTAGATGAGGTGACCGACATGGCACTGGTGGGTAGACGCGATGGCCGTAATTTTGGTTACGGCAGGCAATTGAGCTACGCAGGGCCGCAGGCGTTGAGAGATATGTTCGGCGGCGGTCATTTCGGTACGGTCAAAGCGCACTGTGATCGGTGGCAGGCATTCGTCCAATGGTGCCGTTCCGAACAAGGGCCCGGTATCAGTGATGTGCGGCAGGTTGATCGAAAAATGTTGGCCGATTATGCGGCGTATCTGCGTGACGTGGTTAGGCGCGGAGACCCGCCGTCAGCACCGCACAAAACCAGCTATCCAGCGTTAACAGGACTATGGCGGCGCTTCGCAGTGATCAGTATGTGAACTTGCCGAGCCCGCGCAAGGCGTTGGGTATGTAGCGCAGCGGGGTTCCCCACTCGGTGCCGCAGGTAGGCGCCCAAATTGTTGAGGACGAATAAGCTAGAAAGACTTCAAGCCATCCGACATCTATCCGGTGTCGAATGGTCATGAAGGAAGATAACATTATGGGCAAGATTTAGTGAGTGACTCAATCATGGAAGACATTCTGTGCTTTACCAGTAGCAACATAATCTGCCAACATTTTCAATCGACGATAGTAAGCAAGGACAATCTTAACGGAAGCAAGCATATCCCCGCTCGCCAGCCCCATTATATGATCCTCATGATTCCTAAGTCCAAATGCTGCACAAGCCAAGTCAACCAAACCTCGAAGTTCAGCTATATCGTCGGCATGCAAAATCAGATCATCTTCAGACTTACCCAGCCACCCTCTATCCTGCAAGCGCCTATAAATCTGTCGATAAGTGTCTGTTGCGCGACTCTCATCATCATTAAGGTCGATCACGAGATCACGAATTGAGTCAGCCACTACCTCATTTATGAAAAACTCTATAGATCCGGGTGAGGCATATTCAATACTTCTAATTTGTGCCCTGTCCTGCCCGGGAATCCCCTTATATAGAGTCTTAAAAAAATTAACGGAACTGAAATCTCCTCGCCACGGGTATTTATGGAAAACCCGCTCGATCTCACGCTTCGTCACCGCGCCTGCGGCACCAAGAAGCGCATAGCCGAAGGCATAGCAATCCTGAACCAAATCTGAGAACTTTTTAAGGTCGCTGACTTCCCAGCGCCCATCGATATCAACGATTTTAACCTTGCTTGCAGAGCTAATCGGCGCATGCCCCGGAAGAAACATGCCAGGCTGCGGCAATATCTCTTCGGAAATATCTTCAACTTTAATTGTCTTGCACTCTTCGCCCACGCGCCCCCAAAGCTCAGCAAGTTCGTACTTACCCTTATGCCCTCGGGTGACCACATAGCGCACGTCTATTTTTTCAGCCAATAAAAGCTTCAGTACGTCCGGTGCAATACGGCAAAAGTAAAACTTACACGCATACTCGCCGTCGTCATAATTTATTCCAAGATAGTTCTGAGCTCTACTATTCTTGGCAAGAACAACGAGTGGAACTTCGTATTCTAGTAGTACTTTGTAGACCGTAAGATCGCTCATAATTTGTCAACCGCCCCCACAAGGACCATCAGATCATGCCCTTGATAAGGCCAGAAGTGCACATGTCCAGGCGAGTCTTGATGCCACACACCTGCGGTGGTTTGGACATGGATCGCAACGGCATGGGTAAATTTCGAACGAGGCGATTTAGCAATAGCTCTGCAGGTGGCCAAGGATGTCGCCAAAGAAACCGATCTTGCCCCACACTCATCAGGATAGGGGTGATTCGGCAACCGTTTACGCTGTGAGTCAAAATCAGATTCAGATACCGAATGGGAACGTAGCAGCCGCCAAAGCGGAGAATTCTGCGGGGCATGGACATCGGCAGGTGGACAGCTCTGAGGCAATGTCTCTCTGTACGTGGCTACTGATACTACCTCGTTCAACGCTCTCTCTCCCTGATAATGGCGTTTTGACTGCGCGCGATTGTGTCTCCGTGGGTATCAATACGTCAAAACAATTCAGCCCCATACCTATGCCGTCTGTCTGACATTGGCGCCCCCAACTGCAAGACGCGCGGACATTTGATCAGGCGAAGCACGCAAGCCCGCTGATCAAGCCATCGCCCAGGCCTGTCATAGGCTGGGGCGCAGCCCTTTTGTGGCAATCCGTCTAGCTCTTTCGCGTGCAGTTCAAACATCCCCGCGGAGCCTTGGTGACGACCAGCAAGAATAACGTCGTTGTTCCAGGTGCAGGGTTGGATAGCGGCTGTCCTGCCTGCACTCGCGGTACCAGATCGCAGGCGTCGATCCGTCCAGATCTGTTCAAAATCCGTCAGGGGTATGACATGGCCAGGGCCCCGACTTTGACGGCCTCCAGCCCAGGGAAGAACTAAGACGCCTGGCCACAGGTCTCGCGGCTATCTGCCTGGCCAGCGCTCTGTCAAAGCGTGGTCAAACAAGCTCGAAGCACCGTCGGCAGCGCCAGCAAAGCGTTACAACGGATAACTACCTGCATGAAGCATGCTTCCTCTTTGATGAGCGCGTCGAACTTCAACGCCAGGTCCACCATACCGGGTATGCGGAAGGGATTCATTCCAACTCAACGTAGTTTGGGATTGGCCAGACGTTGACATCGAAGCCACATATCGCCGCCCTCCAGGCACCTGCCCTGTTAGCAAATGTTAGTGCCTAGCCATACGGCAAAGGGACTACTTGGGCCCGCGCAGGAGCGAGCCAAGGCAGAGCCACAAGGCCACCCAGGACGCGCCTGGGGACACCTGTTATTGTTTAAAAAATCATCGTCTTCTACTACTCTGTGCGAACGACATAGAAGGATTAAGCATGAACTGGAAGGACAAAGGTGGCATAGTTGCGGTAATTACATGCGCAGGGACTCTGACATTCGCCTACGCCACTCTACTGCCACTTTATAATCAACACCAAACAGTTAAAATCGAACAACTAGAAGGCAAAGTAATCGCATTAACCGAAAGAACAATTAAAGCTGAGAGCCGGACAGAGGAATTAGAGACAAAATACGCTCAAGCCACAAGCACTACTGTCTTCGACGAAGACAGCCTGTACCCGCGCGGCTTCAGAAATATCAAAATGGGGATGCCCTTCTCAAAAGCCGTAGAAATGGCCGGACTGGACGCAAAAATCAAGCGAATCCACATGAGCGTAGAAGATAAAGACCATGGCTACTTCAAAGAGGCCACATACTTCCCCGGAGTAACAAACAACTTAATCATAGGGGTGCTTTATTTCTATCGAGACACCCCAAAGACCGATGAAGCTGCGGAAGCCAAGATGCAAGAAACCATCAAACTTCTTCGACCAGCCTTTCCTAACGTAACGATCACAAAAAGCGAAACCCCTACTGGAGTACATTGCTACGACGTCTCCAGGGGCGGCAAACTTCTCCTACAGGTTACCGGATCACACATATACTACGAGCTAGATGCAGACCCTATTGCAGCAGCGAAGGTGGCGAAGCTCGAAAAATTCTAAATCCGGGGCAACGAGACATTGTCATCATCAAAAATAGGAAGATCGCTTAAATCCCCCATCGTGCTGCCCTTGGGAGCCTGGGACTCAATTTTGTTATCTTTCAGGAACTGGCGGATTACGTTGAGGTAGGCCGGTGCCGGCGGCAAGCGCACCAGCTTTCCATCCCCCATCACACTTTCGCCGTCGATGGTCACGGGGACACCTCTCATGATTTCCAGGCACCACACGGCGAACTCGTTGTGAACTACTACAAGTTCCTTTTCGGTTGCTCTAGGCGCGGTGAACTCGCCGTCAGCACCGCATTAAACCGGCTATCCAGTGTTAACAGGACAATGGCGGCGCTTCGCGGTGATATGTATTTGAAATTGCCAGTCCGAGCAAGGCTTTGGGTATGCAGCGCACCGGGATTCGACACTCGGTGCCTCAGGGTCAAGACCGCGAACAAGTTAAGCAGATCGTCGATGCGCTCTTTCGCCATCATCAACTGCGGGGCCGCCGCGATTGTTCTGTTGGCGCGAGCCACCGGCATGCGCTTGTGCGTTACGAGCAGCTCACCCAGCATCGCGCACCTGTTAATGGTGGGCAGTGATGTGCCATAGATCGTTGTCTTGACCGTGAGGCTCACAGGCAGATCAGTCGAGAACTGGGTCACGGGCGGATTAATGTGGTCGCTGCCTACATTGGGGGGCGGGTATGACCAAGGCTTTTGATATGGAGGTGTTCTTCGCTGGCGTGCTGGCCGGGTCGCATGCGATTCGGCAGCGGCAGACTGCCGCTGAAGTCGGCAACGAGACTAAGTGAATCAAGGTATTACAAGTAGGAATTGGTAGGTATAATTTTATTTAACACCATCCTCCGCAATTTTACCTATAAAATCAGGAATCAGCCGTTCACTGAAGCCGGCTATTACAGAAAGCAAGAACATTTTGTTATCACTTTGGCTCAATAGTTCCAACAATAGGCCAGATTTGCTAGCTACCAATGCAATAACACCAAACGCACACCCTAAACTGATGCGCACACCTCCTTGTAATAAAATCAGCTCAATCGATTCGTACAACTCTACCCTTAAACTCTTCGCTCTTTGCAGGACCGATATCATCGCGCCTAGAGCCCCACCAAAAACCCCAATCAAAAGTGCTTGAAAATTGATTCCAGCAACACCAAAAAAATACAACCTAGCCCCTGCGGCAAACAATAAAACACAAATACTAATTAAAAAAACGACAACTACAAGCTTAAATCTGGCTACATCAACAACACATTTATCAATATATTTTTTTGCAGGCTCAAAAACGTCCTCTTCACAATCAACCCCTTTGCTCAAACCCACCACCAAGCAAGAAGCCAGCTTGCCGTAGAATTTTTTTAGCTTTGACTTCGGAACAACAACTAACCCAAGTGATTTTATACGG